AAAATCGATTCTCTATCTGTAAGATGCCACGACAGGTTGGTAAAACAACTACAACCGTTGGTTATATGTTGTGGTGCGTTCTATTTCAGGCTGATTACACAATTGGTATTCTTGCAAACAAAGGTCAGTTAGCACAAGAGATTCTTTCTCGTTTGCAAAAGGCATACGAATATCTGCCTATCTGGTTGCAACAAGGTGTCATTGTTTGGAATAAAAGAAACATTGAACTTGAAAATGGTTCAAAGATTTATGCCTATGCAACATCCGCAGCTGGTGTTCGAGGTGGTACTTACAATATGATTTTTCTTGATGAGTTTGCGTTTGTGCCACACAATATGGCAACAGAATTCTTCACATCAACTTATCCTGTGATTTCTTCTGGTCAAACCTCAAAGGTTATCATTGTTTCAACACCAAATGGTCTGAATCTATTCTATAAGATGTGGACCGATGCGATTGAAGGCCGATCTACTTACAAACCTGTTGAAGTGCATTGGTCGATGGTACCAGGCCGAGATCAAAAGTGGAAAGAAGAAACGATACGAAATACTTCTGAAGAACAGTTTCGACAAGAGTTTGAGACAGAGTTTATCGGTTCTTCGGCAACATTGGTGTCTGGTGCAAAACTTAGATCACTTGCTTTTCACAATCCATTGTCTTCGGAAGAAGGTCTTGACATTTATGAACAACCAAAGAAAGGCCATCTTTACATTTGCACGGTCGACTGTTCAGAAGGTGTCGAACAAGATTATTCATCGATCAATGTTATCGATGTTTCAGAAGTACCGTATCGACAAGTTGCCAAATATCGCAACAATAAATTACCTCTTTTGTTCTTTCCAACAGTTATCTACTCGTTGGCCAATCGATATAATGAGGCCTATGTTCTCATCGAAACAAACAATGTTGGTCAGCAAGTGGTCGATATAATGCACTATGATCTTGAATATGAGAACATTTATAAGTTGGATCACCACCACATTAAAGGTCAAACTATATCTGGTGGTTTCAAAAGATCATCAAACTTTGGTATTCGAACAACAAAGACAGTCAAAAAGATTGGTTGTGCAAACCTGAAGACACTCATTGAGAGTGACAAGTTAATTATTAATGACTTTGATACGATTGCAGAACTGAATACCTTTGTAAGAATTCGAGATTCTTATGCGGCTGAAGAAGGCAACCATGATGATTTGGTCATGGGACTTGTTCTTTTTGGTTGGTTAACTGCACAAACACGCTTCAAGGATGAAACAAACATAGATATAAGGCGAGTTCTTTTAGAAGAAAATAGTTTGCTCGCCGAAGAAGACCTGGCTCCAGTTGGTATTATAGACGATGGATTGAAAGAAGAAGTTGTTGTGGATAGCGGTGATGTTTGGTCTGAAAGAGGTTACTTTACCTCAAATCTCTAAAAAACTAAATAGACAATAAAGCAAATTTGATCCGTATAACATAAGGAGAAATCCATGGCATTTCAGCTATCACCTGGAGTAAATGTATCAGAAATTGATCTGACTACAATTGTTCCTGCCGTTGCCACATCCGTTGGCGCATTTGCTGGACCTTTTGCTTGGGGACCTACCCGTGAAGTCGTCACTATTTCTGACGAAGTTCGTTTGGTTGACCGTTTTGGTAAACCAGACGCAAATAATTATGAACATTGGTTCACAGCTGCAAACTTTCTAGCATATAGTAATAACCTTAGAGTAGTTCGTGCTGCAAACACGACCTCGACTTTGAACGCTACCGCAAACGGTTCTGGCGTTCTGATTGAAAATGAAGACGATTACGAAAACAACCATGAAACTGCAACAAACACGGCTTACGGTCCGTTTGCTGCTCGTTGGCCTGGTGCTCTTGGTAACTCGCTTCGTGTTTCAATCTGCCCAAGTTCTAATGCATTCTCATCGAATGTCACATCTCAACATTCTCATACTGCAAACGCTCTCAATTATCTTGTCGATGCGACTACAGTTCTCAATGTTGACAATATTGGTGACGTTCCTGCTGTCGATTCTTACATTTATCCAGGCGACTTTATTTCAGTCGATGGTGGTTCATCGTATAAGAGAGTTGCTTCTGTAAACGCAACTGCTATTACAGTTGCTACAGCATTTACTGCTAATGTGGCTGTTGGTACTGCAATTCTTCGTAAGTGGCAATATGCAGATAATCTTGGTACTGCACCAACGACTTCTGACTTTGTTACTTCTCGTGGTGGTTCTGATGACGAAATGCATGTCATCGTTATTGACGAAGACGGCTTGTTCTCTGGCACCGCAAATACAATTCTTGAAAGATTTGCTTTTGTCTCTAAGGCATCTGACGCAAAAGATTCTTTTGGAAATACAAACTACTATAAGAATGTTATCAATCAGCGTTCCAATTACATTTGGTGGATGACTCATCAACCAGGCGGTACAAACTGGGGTAACACTTCTACTACAACATTTACATCCATTGCTACACCATTTACTGCATCGTTCACAGCTGGCGCAGATGGTACAATTGGTAACTCTGAACTTGTAAGTGCATACGACAAGTTTGCTGATGCTGACTCTGTTGATGTATCGTTGGTTATTTCTGGTCCTGCCGATCAAACTCTTGCAACACATCTTATCAGTAACATTGCTGAAGTTCGTAAAGATTGTTTGGTCTTCTTATCACCAGAGAAAGCTGACGTTGTTTACAATGCAGGCAACGAAGCCTCTGACATTATCGAATATCGTGATTTGCTAACTTCTACTTCATATGCAGTTATGGATAGTAACTGGAAGTATCAGTTTGACAAATACAACGACACATATCGTTGGGTACCATTGAACGGTGATGTGGCCGGTCTCTGTGTAAGAACAGACCTTGAACGTGATCCTTGGTTCTCACCTGGTGGTCTGAATCGTGGTATCATCAAGAATGTTATTAAACTTGCATGGAATCCAACAAAGGCAAATCGTGACGATCTCTATGTAAAAGGTGTTAATCCAATCGTTTCGTTCCCAGGAGAAGGTACAGTTCTCTTTGGTGACAAGACGATGTTGGCCAAACCTTCTGCGTTTGATCGAATCAATGTTCGCCGTCTGTTCATTGTCATTGAAAAGGCAATTGCTCGTGCATCTAGATTCTCGCTGTTTGAATTCAATGATCAATTCACAAGAGCTCAGTTTGTGAATCTTGTTGAACCATATCTCCGTGATGTTGCAGGTCGCCGTGGTATTACTGATTTCCGTGTTGTCTGTGACGAAACAAATAACACACAAGAAGTCATTGACCGTAACGAATTTATTGGCGACATTTATATCAAACCGGTTCGCTCGATCAACTTCATCCAACTCAACTTTGTTGCAGTTAGAAGTGGCGTAAGTTTTGAAGAAGTTGTTGGGCAATTCTAATAAATAGGGAAACAGGAGAAAATAAATGGCATTTTCAGTCAACGAATTTAGAAGTCAGATGGTTGGGGACGGTGCCCGTCCTAATCTATTTGAAGTCGCTATGCCTTTCCCTGCGTTCTCTGCGCCGGGTAATGCACAGACAAAATTAACATTCATGTGTAAAACTGCACAGCTTCCAGGTTCTACTTTGGGAGTTGTGCCGGTGCAATACTTTGGTCGTGAACTCAAATTTGTTGGTAACAGAACATTCGCCGATTGGACGATTACTGTTATCAACGATGAGGACTTTGTGATCCGTAACGCCTTCGAAAGATGGATGAACGGTATCAATTCACATAGCCTCAATGTTCGCAATCCAATTGCTCTTGCACCAGGTGGATACACAGTAGATGGTGAAGTCACTCAATTTGGTAAAACAGGCGATGAACTCAAGAAGTATAAGTTCATTGGTCTTTTCCCAACTGACTTAACTCCAATCGATGTAGATTGGGGAGCAAACGATACGATTGAAGAATTTACAGTAACACTCACCTATCAATGGTGGGAATCTATTCAATCGGCTGTGGTCTAAGTATTAGAGGAGATTCGTCTCCTCTAATCTTATTTTTTAGGATGATAATCTAATGGCAATTAAGCTTTTTGGCTTCACTCTCGGTAAACAAGACATTGTTCAGAAGCAAGCTCCTGAACAGCCTTCGTTTACACTTCCAACCGAATCAATGGATGACGGTGCAGTTACCGTCACTCAAAATGCATACTATGGCACCTATATTGATCTTGAAGGTGCTGTTCGCAATGAACTTGAACTCATTACTCGTTATCGTGAAATGTCCAATCATCCAGAATTGGACCAGGCCATTGATGATATTGTCAATGAAGCAATCACACATGACATTTCTGGTCGCACAGTAGATATTGTAACAGACAAACTCAATCAACCAGCATCAATCAAGAAGAAGATACATGAAGAATTTGAAAATGTTCTGAACATGTTGAACTTCAATAATCTTGCCGATGATCTATTCAAACGCTGGTACATTGATGGTCGAATTTATTTTCAAGTTGTTGTTGATGAAAAGAATCCAAAAGAAGGCATTAAAGAATTACGGTACATAGACCCACGCAAGATTCGTAAAGTAAGAGAAATTAAAAAGGCCAGAGATCCAAAAAGTGGCGCACAGATTATCGAATCAATTGCAGAATACTATATCTACAATGACCGTGGTACAACAACTCAAACTTATTCTGCACAAGTCAATCAAGGTGTAAGAATTGCAACTGATTCAATTATCAATGTCAATTCTGGATTGATGGACGCAAAGAACACATTTGTTATTTCATATCTTCACAAGGCAATCAAACCACTTAATCAGTTACGAATGATTGAAGATGCGGTTGTCATCTATCGTATCTCAAGAGCACCAGAACGCAGAATCTTTTAT